TCTTTCTGTTAAATGGTGCTCAGAAAAACGGGACTGAAAAAATGGCAAGACGCAAAAAAGCGATGACGACTGAGCCTGCTGAGCAGGTTCGCATCATGGCTGCATCGACTGCGCAGATACATGCGCCGTCATCTGTTCCGCTTGAAGATTGCGACATGGTGTTTTTTGCCAATGTCATTGATGAGTTTGCGCGAAGCGAGTGGACGGCGCATCAGTTGGAATTGGCGGCGATGTTGGCGCGGACGATGGCGGACTTGGAACGGGAACAGCGGTCCTTGCGCGATGAAGGTTCGGTGGTCACGACTGAAAAAGGCACGCCAGTTGTAAACCCGCGCAAGACAATTATTCAAATGCACGCCAGCACAATCTTGAGTTATCGTCGCAGTTTGTCTTTACACGCGCGCGCGCAAGGAGGCGAGGCAAGGGATGTTGCGAAAAGACGTGAAGCGACTAAAGCTATCGAAGCCAACAATCCGCTTGATGATGACTTGCTTGCGAGGCCGAATTGACGCGCGGGGAAAGGGTTATTGCGTTTATAGAGCGCTACGTTTTGACGCCAGAGGGTAAGCATGTCGGCAAGCCTTTAAAGCTTATGGAGTTTCAGAAGCGTTTTATTTTAGATATTTACGACAACCCCAAAGGCACAAGCCGCGCATATCTTTCTGTGGGGCGCAAGAACGGCAAAACCGTTTTAATTGCAGGGTTAGTTCTTGCGCATATTGTCGGCCCAGAGGCGCGGCAAAACAGTCAGATTATTAGCGGTGCGCGAAGCCGGGATCAGGCATCGCTTGTGTTCAAGGCGGCGGAAAAGATGATCCGATTGTCGCCTGAGTTAAGCCGTATTGCAAGGATTGTGCCAAGCACCAAGACGATCATCGGGCTTGCGAAGGGTGTTGAGTATCGGGCAATCAGCGCGGAGGCTGGCACTGCGCACGGGCTTTCGCCTGTCTTGGCAATCTTGGATGAAGTCGGGCAGGTTCGCGGATCTCATGATGCGTTTGTTGAGGCGATTGAGACAGCGCAGGGCGCGCATGATGACCCGCTGTTGATTGCTATAAGCACGCAGGCCGCGACAGATGGTGACTTGTTTTCAATATGGCTAGATGACGCTGATCGGGCTAAAGACCCGCGCACTGTTTGCCACCTATACACCGCGCCGAAGGGGTGTGATGTTACGGACAGAAAAGCTTGGAAGGCGGCTAATCCGGCGATGGGCGAGTTTCGCAGCGTGACAGATTTGGAAGACTTTGCAAAGCAGGCAGAGCGGTTGCCAAGCAAGGAAAACAGTTTTCGCTGGCTTTACCTGAACCAGCGTATTGAGGCTAGTTCGCCTTTTCTGTCTGCGTCTGAGTGGAAAGCAAACGCGGGCGAGCCTGAGCCTTATGATGGCGCGTCTTGCTGGGCGGGCTTGGACTTGTCGGCCAGTCGCGACTTGACAGCGTTTGTGATGGTGTTTCCGCGCGATGGCGTCATGCACGTTGTTCCGCATTTCTTTTTGCCTGCTGATGGCATTCGAGAGAAGTCTAACTTGGACAAGGTGCCTTATGCGACATGGGCGGATCAGGGCTTTTTGACGCTGATTGACGGGCCTGTGATTGTGCCTGCTGTGGTTGCGCGGCACATTGCCGAGGCGGCTGATCGTTATGACATTCAGTGCATTAGCTATGACAGGTGGCGCATTAACGACTTGAAGCGCGAGTTGGATGACATTGGCGCGGCGCTTCCGCTACATCCGTTCGGGCAGGGCTTTAAAGATATGGCACCAGCGCTAGATCGGCTTGAAAGATTGGTTGCAGAGCGCAAGCTTTGCCACGGTGGGCATCCCGTTATGAATATGTGCGCGGCTGGCGCGATTGCAGTTCGCGATCCGGCGGGCAACCGCAAGCTAGACAAGAGTAAGGCGACAAACCGAATTGATGGTCTGGTTGCATTGGCAATGGCGATTGGCGGCATGAGCGCAGACGTTGAGGCAACTATTCCACCTTCGCCTTGGGAGGACGAGGGCTTTAGGTTGATGGCCTAACGCCGCCTTGCTAATTTGCAAACTATGCGCTATGCTAATGCAAAGTTTGCAAACACGGCGGGCGCATGGGCCTTTTCGACAGGTTTAAAAAGGCGGAAACGCGGGCATCACTGGAAAATCCAGCGGTGCCTTTAAGCGCTGCGTCACTGTTCGATTGGGGTGGGCGGTCCGAGAGCGGCATTGTTGTCACTGACGAAACGGCATTGCAGGTTCCGGCTATCTGGGACGCAATCAACTTTTTGAGCGGCACGCTGGCGAGCCTGCCTGTGCATGTTCATCTAAAAACCCCGCAAGGCACTGAGCGCGCATCGCCAGAGTTGGAGCAGATCCTAAACGTTGCGCCGTCTGATTACGACACAAGCTTTGAGTGGCGCAAATACACTTTCGATCAGGTGTTTAGCTATGGCCGCGCGTTTAGCCTGATCGAGCGCAACAACGCGGGTCGCGTGGTAAATATTGTTCCGCTTGATCCGCGCGATGTGTCTGTGCAGGAAATTCCTGACTTCAGCACAGCGCGCAAGGTGGTGCAATATGTTCACAACAAGTCGGCCAAGATTTACAGCTTCGAGGATGTGATTGACATTCCTTGGATGAAGCACCGAGACTGCGTGAGCCATTATAGCCCCATTCAGGTTAATCGTGACATTATTGGTTTGGCGATTGCGGCCACAAAATATGGCAGCAAGGCGTTTCAATCTGGCGGCGTTCCGCCTGCGGTTCTGCAAGGCCCGTTTCAAAGCGCTGCGGCAGCTGTGCGGGCGTCTGATGATGTTGCCAACACAATGGCAAAGCTGGCCCGTGACGGGCGCCCTGTGATGGCCCTGCCGCTTGGGCATGAATTAAAAAGCATCGGCTTTAATCCTGAGCAGATGCAGCTTGTGGAGTTGAAGCGTTTTTTGATTGAGGAAGTGGCGCGCATCTACAGCCTGCCGCCCACGTTCTTGCAAGACTTGACGCACGGAAGTTTTAGCAACACCGAGCAGCAAGATTTGCATTTCGTAAAGCACACGCTGGCCCGCTGGGTGCGGCAATTCGAGCAAGAGTTGACGCTTAAATTGTTTGGACGCAGTTCTGACTTCTTCGTGAAGATGAATGTTGACGGGCTTCTGCGCGGGGACTTGAAAACCCGCATGGATGCACATGGCCGCGCTATTCAGACGGGCATCAAGACGCCAAACGAAGTGCGTTCGCTTGAAGATTTGCCGCCTATGGATGGTGGCGACAACCTGATGATGCAAGGCGCAACGGTTCCGCTTGTTTCGCAAGGAGGCAACGAAGATGAGTGACTTTGAGGTTCGTGCGGGCATTCCTGCGGAAATCAGGGAAGACGAAGATGGGCAAATTCGCGTTGCTGGATATGCTGCTGTCTTTGATGAGGAAACGGACGTCGGCGGCATGTTCCGCGAGGCAATCGCACCGGGCGCGTTTAGTGATGCTATTGGGCGCGATGACGTGGTGTTTCTTGTTAACCATGACGGCTTGCCTTTGGCGCGCACAAGATCCGGCACGCTGCGCTTGAACCAAGACGAGCGCGGATTGTATATGGAAGCTGACCTTGATCCGAACGATCCAGATGTTCGCGCCATTGTTCCCAAGATGAAGCGCGGCGATCTGGACAAGATGTCGTTTGGCTTCATCGCTGAACGTCAAAAGTGGGATGACATGGACAGCAAATACCCTAAGCGCACCATTCAACAGGCGCGTTTGATGGATGTGTCTGTGGTTACAACCCCTGCTTACAACGGCACCGAAATTGCGCTGCGTTCTTTGCACGCCGAAAAGGCCAGCATGTCGCAAGCAAAGCGGCGGCTTCGCATGAAGTCCCGATTCGTATAACGGCGGCTCCCGCTGTTAGCCCTTCCCCCTGCGCCTTGGGCAAGCGCTGAACAAGGAGGCCGATATGGCTGAAAGTAAAGCACTGCGGGAGAAGATGGCGAACCTTGCCACCGAAGCCCGTTCAAAGCTGTCTGAGATTGAAGACAATACACCTGAAGAGCGCGCGGCTGAAATCGAGCGCGAGTTTGACGCCATGATGGCGGAGCATGACAAGCTGGAAGAGCGTGTGAGCCGTGTTGAGCGTGCAGAGGCTGCGAAGCGCAAGCTGGAAGAAATCGATCAGCGGACGGCTGCTCCTGTTGAGCGCAAGGAAAGCCGCGCGATTGAGTTTGACGCGGGTGTTGATTATCGTTCTGCGTTTAACGAGTATCTGCGTTATGGATTTGGCGATCTGCCAAGCGAAATGCGTGCAGCGCTTCGTGAAAACCGCGCGCAATCCGTTGGCACCAACTCTGAAGGCGGGTTTACTGTTCCGACTGAGTTGATCCCTGAACTGATCCGCTCAATGGCTGCTTATTCGCCGCTGTTTGACGAGAACATCACTCGACAACTGGTGACTGCTGCGGGCAACCCGCTGACAATGCCAACTGTCAATGACACGTCAAATGTTGCTGTGCTGCTGGCTGAAAACACAGCGGCTGGTGAGGAAGATGCTGTATTTGGTCAGGTGACTTTGGGCGCTTACAAATACACTTCGGGCCTTATCAAAGTGTCGAACGAACTGCTGCAAGACACTGCAATCAACTTGGAAACTGAACTTCGCAGCTTGATGGCTGAGCGCTTTGGTCGTGGCGTTGGTGCGGCTCTTACAACTGGCACAGGCACCAACCAGCCAAACGGCATTGTGACAGCGGCTGGCGCTGGCATTACTGGTTCTGTTTCGACAATCAGCTTCGACAACCTGATTGACTTGCAGCACTCTGTTGATCCAGCCTATCGCCGCGCTCCAGGCACGGCCTTCATGTTCAATGATTCAACGCTGCAAGCGCTGCGCAAGATCAAGGACCAAGAGGGCAACTACATCTGGCAGCCTGCCAGCGTGCAGACGGGTGCAGCCGCAACCATCCTTGGCGAAGGCTATGTCATCAACCAAGCTATGGCCAACATCGGCGCATCGGCTGTGTCGGTTCTGTATGGCGACATGCAGAAGTTCATTGTGCGCCGTGCTCGCCCGATTGACATCAAACGGTTGGATGAGCGCTTCGCAGAGGCTGATCAGGTTGCCTTTGTCGGCTTTGTGCGGGTTGACAGCACAATCCTTGACAACGCTGCAATCAAGAAGCTGACGCACGCTGCTTCCTAATGCAAACGGGCGGGGCTTAGCGGCCCTGCCCTTCCTCTTGTGGAGGCGAAAACATGAAGATTAAGCTACTTACTAGCCGCGCGGGCATTGGCTTTTCGCAGCACTATGGAGAAGTCATTGATGTTGGGGCTGACGAAGGCGCGGATATGATTTCGCGTGGCGAGGCTGAACTTGTGCGTGAGCAAAAGATTGAGCGCGCTGTCAAGGCACCCCGCGAGAAGGCGGTGAAGTAATGGCAAAGCCACCGTGGGCAGGGCCGGGGCTTTCATGCGCAAACGCGCTTGAATTGATTGACCCGCCTGCACAAGAGCCGATTACTTTGTCTGAGGCCAAGGCGCAGTTGCGCGTTGACTTTAACGATGATGACGCGCTGATTGCGCGCCTGATTTCGGCTGCGGTTGCTTTTACTGACGCCAAGGGTGCGCTTGGCAAAGCGATGATCACCCAGAAATGGCGGCAGTTTGTCGGCACGCGCCCAAGCATAGTGCGCCTTCTAATTAACCCTGTTCAGACTGTCACTGCCATTCGCTACTTTGACACGGACGGCAACGAGCAGTTTGACGACTTGGCAAACTATAGCGTTTTTGCCACCAACGGATTTACTATTATCCAGCCAAAGCCCGGTTTTTCTTGGCCTGATGTTCAGGATCGCCCTGATGCGATTGGCGTTGATTATGAAGCTGGCTATGGTGACAACCCTGCTGACGTGCCGCAGACTGTGCGTCACGCGCTGATGATGCTTGTGGGCCATTGGTATGAGCAGCGCGAAAACACAAGTGACGGCAGGCCGCAAACCGTGCCGTTTGGCTTTGAGGAACTAATCGGCATCGAGCGGAGTTGCTGGTATGGTTGAGGCTGGCAAGCTGGATCGGCGCGTTCAGTTTCGACGCGCTGCGCTGTCGGATGACGGCTTTGCGCATGTTGAAACTTTCGCCAATCTCGGCACGCCTGTTTTTGCGCACAAACGCGATGTAAGCGATGGTGAGAAGTTTCGCGCTGGTGAGATTTCGGCGCATCTAACAACGCGGTTTCAGGTTCGCAGCAGCGCCTTCACGCGCGGCATCACTCCCAAAGACACGCTCACCTGCGAAGGCCGCGAATACAACATCTATGGCATCAAGGAACTTGAAGGGCGCAAGCGGCTTTTAGAAATCACGGCGGGCGTAAGGCTGGATAAATGACAGTTACAATGAAGCTGGAAGGGTTTGAAGGGTTTGAAAAAAACCTAGCGCAGCTTGAAAAGCTGGCAACGCGGAGAGCGGTTGCGCGGCGCTCGCTTATTAAGTCAGCCCAGCCTATGGCGGATATTGCGCAAGGCATGGCACCCGTTGGCGACACAAACACCCTTGCGCCATCTATCATGGTTGGCACTAAGCTATCCAAGCGGCAGGCGGCACTTCACCGCAAAATGTTTCGCAACGATCGGGCGGCGGTTGAGGTGTTTGTCGGCGCTGGGCCATTATCATCTGCGCATACGCAAGAGTTTGGAACTGCGCACCATGCGCCACAGCCATTCATGCGCCCAGCTTGGGATCAGGATCACAAGGCGTTGTTGCAAAGGTTGGGTGAATTGATGGCAAAAGAAATCGACAAAGCGATAACGCGCCAAGCGCGCAGGGCCGCGAGGAGCTGACATGGAAGAAGAGTTTCGCACAATCATGTTGAACACCAGCGCAATTAGCGAAGTTGTCGGCAATCGGATCAGCTTCAATTCCGCCACGCAAGGCGCTGCGCTTCCGTATATAGTTTTGCACGTTATAGACGATCAGGAAGAGCACACATACCAAGGGCCTGACGGGCTTTCTCAGGGCCGTGTGCAGGTTGATTGCTATGGCGCGACATATGGGCAGGCAAAGACGCTAAGCCGCCATGTGCGCGGCGCATTAGATGGCTACCGTGGGGGCCAGTTTTCTGCTATATTCCACGCATCAACAAGGGATAACCGCGAAGGCGGCACTAATGAGCCTGAGCGCCCTTTCACTGTCCAACTGGACTTCCTGACTAAATGGAGAACATAATATGAGCACAAACGCAGATATCGGTTATGATACCGTGTTCGCCATTAAGGTGGGCGCGAATTTTGTTGATCTGGCAGAGGTGTTTGAAGTTACACCGCCTGAAGTCTCAGTCGATCAGGTTGAGGTGACACACTTTAAATCGCCTAATCGGTCGCGAGAGTATATCCCGGCACTGAGCGACAACGGCACAGCATCAGCCAGCATGAACTACGTTCCAAACAGCTCAACGGATCAAACGCTAGATACGTTGTTGACTAGCGGCGATGTTGCTGAAATGCGCATTACATATCCCAATGGCGTCACTGTGACGTTTGACGCATTTGTTTCGGGCTATAGCAAGTCTATTCCGGTTGCGGATCGCATGACGGCTGAGGTCCAGTTCAAAGTGACTGGCGATGTTGTCCTAGCTGCGGCGGCGGCCTAATGGCAAAGATGCTGGGTGAAGTAAATGTAAGCGTGGGCAATGATCGGTATTGCCTGCGCCTAACCATGCGCGGCATTGCGGCGTTGCAGGATGAGTATGGGCAAAACCTTGATCCGATCTTGAACATTAAAGAAGGCGAGCTGCCGCATTTTGGAGTGTGCCTTCGCGTGGTGGAATTGGCCTTGCATCGTTACCATCCAGAGGCTGGGCCTGATGTTGCTGACGATATTTTGACGCAAGATATGGCTATCTTTGGGCAGTTGCTTGAGGCCGCTTTTCCCCAAGCTGAGGTGCAATCAGATGGGGAAAAAAAGAAGAAGGCGGCGGGCTAGACTTAGCCGAGATGCTTGTCGCCTATATTTCTGCGGGCCTGCCGCCGGATCGTTTCTGGCGGTTGTCGCCTCGCTTGTATATGTTGGAAATGAAGGGCGCATCTGCTAAGCTGGATCGAGAGCACCGGGATCGGGCTTGGCTTGCATGGCACGCTGCATATCTGCCAGATGCAAAGCGCAGGCCGAAGCTGGACGAATTGATAGGCGGAAAGATGAAGCATCACCCTAAGCCTTGGCAAGATCAACTAGCGGCATGGCAGCGCTATGCTGCATATAAGCAAGGGGCTAAGTGATGCAGGCAGTCATTGGCGCACTGAGGGCGAACCTTGGCCTAGACTCGGCGCAGTTTGAGCGTGGTGCCAAGCGTTCACAATCCGCATCTCAGAAGCTTCAAAAAGATTTGCGGCGCATGGCAACGGTTGCTGTTGCGGCGGGCGCTGCTTTAGCGGCAATGGCAACGCGCGGGGCCAATGAGATTGATAGGCTGGCCAAGGCGGGCGCGCGGATAAACACCACAGTCACAGGCATGAGGGCGCTGGAACTTGCTGCGGGCGAGGCTGGTGTGGGTATCGGCAGTCTAACTGACGCGGTGCAAAACCTTGACAGAGAAGTTGCTAGCGGTTCGCGCGGCGCGGCGGCAGCAATGGAGCGGCTTGGCCTTGCTGCGCAGGATCTGCAAGGGCTTGAGGCAGATCAGAAGTTAGCCTTGATTGCAGATCGCGTCAAGGAAATGGGCCTTAGCACTGGCGAAGCAACACAGCTATTGCGGGAATTTGGCATTCGCAACCGCGATATGGTTTTGCTGTTGATGCAGGGCGGTGATGCTTTGCGCAATGCGCGGAATGACATTCGGGATTACGGGCTTGCGCTGAGCCAAGTGGATGCGGCGGCGATTGAGGCTGCGAATGACCAGATCGGGCGCTTGCGGTTGGTGACTGACTTTTTGGCACAGAATTTGGCGCGGGTTTTGATACCTGCTTTTGGCCGATTGGCCGAGCGAATTACCGACAGCTTGCGCGAGGGTGGTTTATTGCGCGGCGTGATTAACGCAATTACGCGGGCTGGAATGTTAATGGCTCAGGCTATTGATATTGTCACAGAGAACCTTGACGCGCTGGTGAAGCTTTTTGCCGTGTTTGTTGGCGCTAAGATTGTTGTGTTTATTGTTAGTGTTGGATCTGCTATGGTTGGCTTGGCGCGAATTATTCGCACAACAGGCCTTGTTATGGCGGCGTTTAACTTAATTGCGCGCGCTAAAATTACCACATTGGCCCTTGTGGGTGCAGTTATTGCTCAAGTAACTGGCCAAATGGATAATATGGTTGGTTTTATTCAACGCACTGGCGCTGCGATTATGGCTGCACTGCCAGAGAGTATATCTAGCGGCATTGAAGGTATTAGAGATACGATTGTCGGTCTTGGCGCTGATATTGATGCGATAGACGCGCGCGGCGCTAATGTTTTTACAGGCGCAATGCAAGGCGCTGCACTTGCCGCAGATAGCTTTGGCGAAGCTGCGCGCGGAGCAAGCGGTGGCGTAAGGGCCTTGAATGAAGAAATCAAAGAAACGCCACTAGCGGTTGATGATGCCAAGGAAAAGTTCGAGCAACTTGGGCAGAGCATTCAGTCTAACATGGAGCAAGGCTTTATGTCGATCTTTGACGGGACAAAGCGCGCGGCTGATGCTTTCCGCGACATGGCGCGTCAAATACTAGCTGAATTATTCCGCGTGCTGGTGGTTCAGCGTCTTGTCGGATCTTTTGGTAGCGGCGGCAATGCTGGGTCAGGTATACTTGGCGCTATCGGCGGGGCCATCGGCGCAAACGCAAACGGCACAACAAACTGGCGCGGCGGCTTGACGATGGTAGGCGAGCGCGGCCCAGAGTTGGTAAACCTTCCGCGCGGTTCGCAGGTGGTTGATGCGCAAACAACGGCAAGCCGGATGGGCGGCGGTGGCGATGTGGTGCAGCATTTCAACTTTAACCTTGCGGCCAATGGCGATGAGAGCGTGCGCCGGATTGTGGCGCAGGCAGCGCCTCAAATCGTTGAAGCGGCTAAGTCTGGCGTTCTTGACGCGCGGCGGCGGGGCGGGTCTTTCCGCGCTGCATTTGGATGAGGTAAGGCATGGCAATTAGTTACCCGCTTTCACTGCCTACTCAGGCCGGAGTTGCAAGCGTCACGCTGCGCGCGGCTAACGTGGTTTCAGTGGCGCAAAGCCCGTTTACGTTTCGGCAGCAGGTTTTCAAGCACCCCGGCGAGAGATGGGAGGCGACTGTCACCTTGCCAGCTATGGCGCGGGCAAACGCAGAAAGCTGGGTTTCATTCCTTCTTGCGCTGAAAGGGCAGGCAGGCACGTTTCTTCTTGGCGATCCGGCCAATGCTGATCCGCGTGGCGCGCTTGCTGGATCGAGCGCAACGGTGCAGGTGCGCAGTTCTGTATCGGTTGGTGATACATCAATACCGCTGAAAGGCTTGCCCAATAGCATGACAGGCGCGTTATTGCCGGGCGATTATATTCAGCTTGGCGCAGCAGGCACGGCAACGCTGCATAAGGTGCTTTTGCAAGTGAACAGCAACGGCAGCGGGGAAGGCACGGCGGAAATATGGCCTGCCGTTCGGCGCGCAGTAGTGACAGATGAAGCGGTGGTTTTTAGCAACGCAGTCGGGCGGTTCAGGCTGGACAGCAACTCGCAGGATTGGCAGATCAACACAGCGCGCATTTATCAAATTAGCTTTGACGCGGTGGAGGCAGTATGAGTCGTGACATCGCCATGGTAATCCAGAACGCGCTTGGGGATAGCGTCATCGAGCCGTTCTTCGCGGTCGATCTGGGTTTCGACAGCGGCACGCTCCGGCTGTGGACAGGTATTGGCAGCAAGACCATCAATGGTGAGGAATACACCGGCGCGGGTAACTTCCTGCAAATATCCGAGATGCAGGAGACAGCAGAGATACAGGCCGCCGGTGCCACGCTGACGCTATCGGGCATTCCATCCGAGATACTTTCGCTGGCCCTGACCGAGCCGTATCAGCAGCGCCCCGCGCGCATCTATTTCGGTCTGGTGGGTGAAGAGGCCGATATGGCCGAGGTGTTCACGGCCCGTATGGACCAGATGACGATTGAGGAGGGGCCGGAGACATGCACCATCCAGTTGACCATCGAGAACATTCTGGTGGACTTGGAGCGCGCCCGTGTCTTGCGCTACACCAACAATGACCAGCAATCCCGCTTTCCCGACGACAGAGGACTGGAATTTGTCGAGAGCCTGCAAAACAAAGAACTCTTCTGGGGCCGCCAACCTAAATGAGTATCTCGCCCTTGCGCGCGACAAGCCCTTCGACTGGGGCACGCACGACTGCGCACATTTCACCTTGGGGGCGGTCGAGGCTCAGACAGGCGTGTGGCATGAACCGCCCGAGTATTCAAACGCGCGCGGCGCGTTTGCGTGCTTTGTGGCGCAGAGCATGGCGGAGTGGTTTGACGAGCGGTTCACACGCTGCACCCACGTTCCGCCCGTAGGGTCTATAGTCGTGGTGAAGTGTAAGGATGCCATAACGCAGCGCGCGGGCGTTGTGGTGTCTGACAAAGCCGCATTCGTATCGCCAAGCGGCCTTGTATTTGCTAAACTGCGCCCTGAAACCGACCTATACTGGATTGTGAAATGACGCAGCGCCGGATTGCCGACCCGCTCTATATCTACGCGGACCCGATGAAGGGCGCGGCGCATCAACCGCCTGCGGCGGGTATTATCGCGGGCGCGGCATTCTCGGCGTTTGGCGTCGGGACAACGGTGTTAGGGCTAGGGGCGTTCGGCTCTTTCCTCGCGCTCAGTGCGGTCGGCCTCGCTCTGAACGCCCTCGCCCCAAAGCCTCGGTTTCCGCAGTCCGAGCGCGGCTACGCGGTAACGCAGTTCGGCCCCGCGCTCGACCAGCAGGTTATCTACGGCGAAACGCGCATTGCAGGCGCGCGGGTGTTTGACGGCGCAACAGGCAGCAACAACAAGTTTCTGCACCGCGCAATCGTTTTCGCGGGGCACGAGGTCGAGGAGTTCAGCGAGGTCTATCTCAATGACTATAAGCTGACGGTGGACCTCGCTACGGGCGCGGTCACAAGCGCAAACAACGGCGTCGAGACAACCACGCGCTACAACAACCGCGTTCGCATCATCGCGCGCAACGGGACCGACAATCAGACCGCTATCCCCGAGATGATCGACGAAATCCCCGAGTGGACCAGCGCGCACCGACTGCGGGGGCTGGCCTATCTCTACATCCGGCTGGAGTTCGACGCGGACGTGTTCCCCAACGGGGTGCCGGAAATTACAGCGACCATCAAGGGTAAAAAGGTCTTTGACCCGCGCACAAGCACGACCGCGTGGAGCGCCAACCCTGCCTTGTGCATCCGCGACTATCTGACAAACTCGCGCTACGGGATGGGGTCAACAGCGGGCGAGATAGACGACGTTCTGGTGGCGCAGGCGGCCAATGTGTGCGAGCAGACCGTAGAGAGCGAAAACCGCTACACCATGAATGGCGCGTTCACCACGGACGCCGCGCCTGCGGACGTGTTGCAAAACATGCTCACCAGCATGGGCGGCCTGCTGTGGCACGCGCAAGGCGCTTGGCGGATGAAACCCGCCTATTACACCGCGCCGGTGCTCGCGCTCGGGCTGGATGACTTGCGGGGCGGATTGCAGATACAGACCCGCGCGGCGCGGCGCGACAACTTCAACACGGTGCGCGGCACGTTCCGAGGGGCGGAGAGTGATTGGCAGGTCACGGATTACAAGCCGGTATCCGACCCCGCATTTGTGACTGCTGACGGAGGCTTTGACGCGGCGATTGATCTGGACCTTCCGTTCACGTCGAGCCATCTCACGGCGCAGCGCATCGCGCGCATCGCCTTGCAGCAGCAGCGCGAACAAGTCACCGTGTCTGGCCGCTTCGGCTTGCGCGCGTTTCAGGTGCAGGTGGGCGATAACGTAACCATCACCAATCCGCGCCTTGGCTGGACGAACAAAGAGTTCGAGGTCGTGACGTGGACTTTCACGCTGACCGAGGACTTGGCGCTGGAGGTCATTATGACCTTGCGCGAGACGAGCGAGGCGGTGTTCACGCCTGTCGCGGGCGAGGTGTTCGAGGCCAATAACACGGCACTTCCCTCACCCTTCCTTAATGTCGCTCCGCAGAACTTGCAGGCCGTCACATCGGCTTTCATTGCCACCGACGGCACCTATGTCAACAGTATCGACGTGACATGGGACGCGCCGGACGACGCCTTCGTGGACCACTACGAGATTGAGTGGCGCAAGACGACCGTGACGGAGTTCAGCGGGGCGACAACCTCTGCTGCGGAGTTCATCATTCCTTCAGTAGACGACGACTCGTCCTACGCGATCCGTGTTCGCGCGGTGAATGTCTTGGGTGTGCGCGGTCCTTTCACCTCGCTTACGTTTAACGCGGGGCCAGATATTACACCGCCCGGCGACCCGAGCGCGTTCACCGCAGAAGGCGATCTCGGATTTATCAACCTGCGTTGGACCAATCCGCCCGACCGAGACTTGGACTACACGGAGGTTTGGGAAAGTGAAACGTCCGGTTTTGGTGACGCAACCCAAATAGCGGAGAGTTATGGTGACACGTTCAATCGGGGGAATCTCAGCCCGCTTGTGACGCGGTATTACTGGGTTCGCGCGGTCGATGCGTCCGGCAACAAGTCGGGTTTCGTCGGTCCGGTAAATGCGACCACACGGCAGATACAAACTGGCGACATCGGCCCTGCTGTCATTCAGTATGACGACTTCGCCTCTGATGTTACCGATCTGTTTGACGGCATCATTGCTGACGTATCTGATAGAGTGTTGATCTCGGATTACAACATCACGGTGGAATACCAACAGCAGCTTGAGCACGCCACCACCCAACTTGCTACAGATGCCTTGGCGCTGGCCTTGAACGCTTCCTCTCTGGAGAGTCGGGTCAATAACGCGGGCATAACCGTTGACCCCGCTACGGGCAGCGTCACCATTCAAGGGCTATCTGCGGTAGAGGATCGCGTCAACAACGTAGAGATCGATCTTGATGCTGTCGAAGGCCAGTTGACCCTTAAAGCGACGACAACCTATGTCAATAACGCCATTGCCGCTGCGACCTTGCCAGAGGCCACCTTGGCGGCGCTTGAAGACCTCGAGGCGCGCGTCGATACGGTAGAGATCGACCTTAACTCTGTCGAAGGCTCCATCACACTCACCTCAACAGGGTCGCTTTATAACGTCAATGACGGCGTATTGGGCGTTGAAGCGCTTGAGGGTCGGATTACTGTCAATGAAGGTGAGATAGCGCTGAAGGCGGCGCAGACAGAACTTGATGACGTAGAGACACGGCTGGGGTCGGCGGAGATTACGCTCAACGCTTTGGATGTCCCGAGCATCACACTGGCCGTGCAGGACGTTCGGACAATCAGCAACAAGCAGGACGACTTGGGCGAGCTGACGCTGAAAGAGGTGCTGGGCAGATACAACGACAGAGAATACGTCCTGCGAGATGTCGCCTTCGCACGGCAGGAACTGACTGCGGATGTAAACGAGCAGGGCGAGGCTGTCGCTACAATCACCACAGAACTGCAAGCCCAGATCAACGACAATGTGGCAAGTATCCTATCGGAGCAGCAAACACGGGCTACGGCTGATAGCGCATTGGCCTTTGACATCACGCAGATTAGCGCGCAGGTCAACGACCCCGACACGGGGCTACCAGCGGCACAGGCTTCTATTACCAACCTCGAACAGACGAAGGTGACTGCTGAACAGGCAGAGTCTATAGCGCTTAGTCAGATCACTGCCTCGTTGGAGTCTGAAGACGAGGGGACTATTGGTGCTTCTATCAATACTCTCGAACAGACGAAGGTGGACGCTTCGGGTGCCGTGGCGGCGGTAAACACCGAGATTGGTGTGGAGTTCAATGGTATTACTGGACTAGTCACGCAGACTAGTGATCTGGTAGTTGATGTAGATGGTATCGAAGGCCGTCACGGCGTCACTATCGACAACAATGGGAACATCACTGGCTACCAACTGCTATCAGGTGCTGCCGGTTCAGCTTTCAATGTTCGTGCGGATCAGTTCGCTGTGTTTAATTCTACCGGCGCTGGCGGGAGCAACCCCTTCACCGTCTTTACCAGCCCTAGAACTGTGGGCGGTGTTGTATTTCCCGCAGGCACATACATACAAGATGCGTTCATTGACCGTGCGTCCATCGTAGACGGGACTATAGCTACTGCTAAGATTGAAGATGCCGCTATTACCACCGCAAAAATAGATGATCTTCAAGTTGATACCGCTAAGATTAAAGATTCCGCTATTACCACCGCAAAAATAGGTGATCTTCAAGTTGATACCATTAAGGTTGCAGGTAATGCTATAAGCTCAACCGTGTCTGGGGTAGCAGTCAATGCTGTTACTGTGCAACTAACTGTGCCTGCTGTAGCGGATGGCCAGCCTGTTTCTTTAATCACAACTTTTACTTTCGGTGGCGGATTCTTCGCGCAGCACGATATAAAAAGAAATGGTGTTACGCTAGTCAGTAGGTTTGTTAATGACAGTTCTGGCGCAATAAGCTTTGTAGATAACCCAGGGGCTGGCACTCACACATATACATATACGCAAAGCAACCCCAACATATCCGTCACCTTGTCAATAACCGCACAACTGATAAAGAGGTAAATCATGGTAGAATACTACATATACAAGATTTCTTCGGGTGAGATTGTTCAAGTGGGCGTTTCAGAACCCGCTTTCCTTGAAGACTTTAAGTCAGATGGACTTTGCATAGCTAAAGGCAAAGCAACATTAAAAGAGGATATTGTAGTAAACGGTGTTTTGCAAAAACGCGATCCTCAAACTCTTGCACAAATAAAGAAAAGTGAGTTGGTAGAAAGTATTTTGTTTAAGAGGAATGAGTTTCTAAAAGATTCTGACTGGACCCAGCTTCCAGATGCACCTGTAGATCACCAAGCATGGGCAGTATATCGTCAAGCCTTAAGGGATTTACCTGCAAACACTGATGACCCAAGTAATGTTGTATGGCCTAAGAGACCTGCTTAACCTCTAGGGTAACACCAACTGAAAGGAACCGACAATGAGTAATTTTAAGTGGGGGCTTCGCAGCCTTCAAAACCTATCCGGCATTCATCCAGACCTTCGTAAAGTCGCAGACCGTGCATTGCAGTTAGTCAAGCGTAGGTCTCAGTATGGCCTTGGCAACCAGTTTGATCTTGGGGCGCTCGTATGATAAGACAAGTTGAACCTTTTGAGGGAGAGCGTGCGTATGGCATGGTATGATATTGGCACGGTGAGTGTAACCAACGGCTCTACTACGGTCACGGGTTCCGGCACCAACTTCATTGCGGGGGTGCAGATAGGCGAGGCTTTCACCTCTACCGACGGTCGCCTGTATGAGATACAGGCTATTGTTTCGGCTACGGTTCTGACGCTCGCTAACCCCTATCTTGGGTCCACGCAGACGGGTCAGGACTACACGATTGTCCCCACGCAGTCCTTGGTCGCTACGCTTGCGTCTGAAGTGTCGAGTCTGATTTCCGACTTCCAGTCCGTCAAGGATGAGGCGGGCGAAGGTAAGTTCAACGATGGCACAGCGGCCTTGCCCGGCATCACCTTCAACCTAGACCAAGACACAGGCTTCTCACGGCCAGCCGCTAACCAGATCGGCTTCTCTACGGCTGGTGTGCAGCGGGCTTTGTTGTCCTCTACGGCGCTCACAGTGAGCGTTCCCATCACCATCACAGGCGGCACAATTGACGGCGCAAGTATTGGGGCCACAACTGCTTCGACTGGTGCTTTCACTACGTTGACGACGACTGGAACCATCAACAACCTTACCGTTGGCAGGGGTGGCGGTAATATTTCCACGAATACCACTATTGGCGTAACTGCTCTTCGAGACAACACCACGGGCGACAATAACACTGCCGTTGGTCACACTGCTCTTCGAGAAAACATTACTGGCAGACTCAACTCTGCTTTTGGCTCTGCAGCCCTCCGTGCGAATACTGCAGGTGACAACAACCTTGCCGTTGGTCACTCTGCTCTTCTGAATAACACTACAGGCAGCAGCAACACCGCGATTGGTCAGTCTGCGGGTTTGGCCCTCACTACGGGTGACAATAACACGATCATCGGTCGTATCGCTGGCACTGCGGGTTTGTCTGATACTGTTATCATTGGCGCGGGCACAAACGAACGCCTCCGCATCGACTCATCGGGCAACGTAGGCATCGGCACAACGTCCCCCACATCAGCCCTAACCGTCCAAGGCACAATCACAGGCACAGCGGTAACTCAGTCTGCTACGGATACGACTGCTGGGCGGTTGATGAAGGTGGGTGATGCAGGATTATTAAGAACTGGCGACCAGCAAATCTTAGCTGATGTGGACGCAATAAATACACCTACTGGAATGTATCGGACCGACAGTTCCACGCTAAACATAGGTGGCTTCTCATCGGCGTTCAACCAAATGCTGATCCAGCGATGGAGCGCGACCGATGTCAGCCAAATTTGGATTCGAAATTTTCGGCCCGGCGCATCGGTCCCCCAACTGTTTTACAGAGTCTATAATTCGGGATCATGGGGGCCAATTCAGCGAGTTTTGGACGGGTCTCAAATCCTCGGCACCGTCTCCCAATCATCCGGTGTCCCCACAGGTGCAGTCATCCAGCGCGGCAGCAACGCCAACGGTGAGTTTGTGCGCTACGCTGATGGGACGCAGATTTGTTGGAAGATCGACCACGAACTTGCTTTCGTGAATGCGTCAACGGTACGGGGAGACTGGACGTTCCCTGCTGCATTTTCATCTGAGGTAAGATCGATATCGTTTACTTTGAGGCGAAGTTCAAGCGCGTCAGTGCCGAATAGTTACCGAGAGTCTGGCTACCTTGACGACCCTGTAGGTGTGACACAAACATCGACTGCGCGCCTAGTTCTTTTGTCCGACGGAGGCATGACAGACGAAGGCCCTGCCGAAGTTTCCGCCACTGCCATCGGTCGCTGGTTCTAAAGGAGGCACAAAATGAAACTCACACTATCCCCACAGTTCGGCCTACCTGATCAACCAGAGACAACCATCCACGTTGCAGGCGACACCATCACCATTGACGGAACACCGTATGACTTGTCACCTGTTCCAGAGGGTGGTGAAGCCACGGCAGAGGACAGCCCGTTTGTTGGCAAGATCACACGCATCAACGGCACCATCAACTGTACCGTGTTGGTCCAACTAGACAGCACCGCAGCAGACGATCAGGGCAGCGACCCGTGGATCATTGAGAATGCAACAGGTGACATCACCATCCCTGCAACCCGCAAAGAGGTGCAAGATGAAACTGACAATTAAGACAGCAGACGACCTACAGGCTGAGAAGGATCAGGCTGCTAAAGACAAGCGCGTTGCAGAACTCAAAGCATTCCTTCGTGACACGGACTATGTTGCCCTGCCCGATTACGACAAGGAAAAGGCGGACATCATTGCAGAGCGCCAAGCAGCACGAGATGAGATTAGAACTCTGGAGACAGAAGAATGACCACTTTCAACTGGACTATTGCCCAACTGGAACGCAACCCTGAGAATGGCGGTGTTATCACGGTCCACTGGCGCGCAGACGCAACCGATGGTGAATACACTGCTGGTTCATACGGCACCGCTGGTTTCACACCTGACCCAGAAGCACCGAACTTCATTCCGTTTGAGCAACTGACCGAAGTAGATGTCATTGGCTGGCTGCACGCATCGGAAGACTTCGACAAAGAGCAGATTGAGACGAGCTTGCAGGGCCAGATCGACACGCTGAAAAACCCGCCTGTTGTTGCTGGCGTGCCGTGGTAGCGCGTAACCGATCATTTGAGACACACTCAGGCTGGGGCGCGGCTGTCGCCCTTGCCGCTGCCGTAGCGGGCCTGCCCGCGTGGCAGGCGTTTCTGGTCGCGTTCGCCGCAGGTGTGCTGGTCGAGGCAATCCAGTGGGCAGTCCCCCGTGCGGGTAGCCCCTCGGCAGAGGATGTGGTATATACTGGCATCGGGGCGCTCGCGGGGGCGCTTTGGATTGTCGCTATCTGAGGGCGGGACATGGACGTATTGAACACCGTGATGCAATGGATTGTCGCGCCCGTAGCGGCGTTCGTATGGCTGTTGCATAACAAAACCCAGACCAACATTACGGATATTGCTGTCCTCAAGGCCCAGGCCGAGGCCAACAAGGAGGCACACGACCGCGAGTTCAAAGAGATGAAGTCCAGCTTCGACAAGGTGATGGAGAAGCTGGACAACATAGAGCAGCATTTGAGGAAGTGATGACATGCAGCGCATAGTTTGGCACTGGAGCGGCGGAGGCCACAAGGCCAACGCGAGCGACAAGCGGCACTACCATTTCATCATCGA